CTATAAACAAATTGTACGGGAGCTGCAGTAGTTCTTGAACGAGCTTGTGTTTCAGTTATAGCTATTGAGTTATCAAAACCACTTTTAAATGAACCTGGAGGGAACATTAAAAAGTTTAATGAAGAAACACTACTACCAGTAGTAGCAGGTGGACTTGATATACCTTGGTTATTTACAGTGCCGCCTGAAGCAGTTCCACCTACTGAAGTAGCAAGAGTTAAATTACTGCTAGTATTTGTTTCTACTGCTCTACCACCACCTCCTCCGTTAGCTGTTAATACAATATCTGAACTACCAATTACTGGGATAGTAACAGTACTAGCACTACCATTTCCACCTGAAGCAGCACGAGTACTAGCAGAGGATGCAGAGGCTGCATTACCTCCTGCCCCAACCGTTAGGTCTATTTGAGTTCCAGTTGTCACATCCATTATTATTCGTGAGTAACCTCCACCAGAACCTCCAGAAGCAATAGCTCGTTGATTAGCTGTATCATTTTCTGCGGTAACTCCACCACCGCCGCCGCCACCTGCACATTGTACCATAATTTTTACATTTGATGGAGCTATCCAAGTAAAGTCACCAGGATAAATATACTCCGTTGAACAATTAATTCCATCTGAAGCGTTTTCATTTAAGTTATTTAATTCTATAAGTGCATCACCCACCCCAATTCTAAAATTACCTTCAGTAGTGGTAGGACTTGTTACTAAATTCTCTACTGTTGTTAATGTTTTATTATTAATAGTCATATTAATATCCTCTTGCTACACCATACACTAATCCGTTTCCTACTACTCTTGCAATAGTAGCACTAGTGAAGCTTGCATATGGGGTTGTTCCTGTTGTTCCTGTTAATTGAATGTTATCTATTACTTCAAAGAGTTGTGTAAAGGTGTAATCTACACCTGGTGCAGCACTTGCATTAACTGTAAAAAATTCTTCAATGTTTATTGCAAATGATTCCATAGTTATAGAAGTTAACTCAGGTATATTAGTGTTATCTGCAGTTACTTGAACCTCTAGTTTAATACGACCTGGATCATTAAACTCAACAGCTGGATTAACTTCTGTTAATACTTCAACCATGTTAAGATACATATAACTTCCAGATATATCAAAAGCTACTGTGCGATCATTATCATTATTACCTGATCTGTAAAAATCATTTGAATTATTGTTAGTATAAAAAGAAGTATTTTGAGCAGCGTTTATATCTTCTATTGTAAAAAACTTTACATTTTTGTTATCAATGCTATAATGATTACCAGTAGATACTACAGAAGGGTAATAAAATCTTTTAGTTCTAAATTCATCATCAGGAGTAATAATAGATAGATTATCTATATCTGCAGAAAATCTGTACTTTAATACAGCAGTATTATTGCCACCTAATACTCTAGTTCCGTTAGCAGAAGCTCCTGGACTTAAAGTAACCCCTGCTAAATCATCTATATAATCATCAATTATTGTTCTATGGCTTCTTGTTGCTACCTGAGAACCGTCAATTGTTAATATGTTACTTGAATTGAGTACTAATTGAGTTGTATCAATTTTGTCAGCACTAATAGTTCCTGTTTCTATATTACCACCATCTATAGTAGTAATAGGAGAACCGTCTACATTAAAATCACCGCCACTAAAAGTTACTACTCCTGAAAAATTAATAGTTTTAACAGGGGTAGTTCCTGTAACAGTAGTTGTTGTAAAAGGAGCTGATGTATCTGAAAAAGATAACTTAGATAAATAAATAGAATCAGTAGAGTTTGCTGTTACAGTAGGTATATCTTCAGTCCAACCTGAAGTTATAGAACTTAATGCTCCTGTTGACCATGTAATAGTTGCAGAGGGTGCAGGTGGAGTTGCGGACAATGCTGCATTTGTATATAAAACAATTTCAGCAAACCTAGGTGCATCTGTACCAGTTGTACCGTCTTCTCCTTTCAACCTAGCCCAACTATAATCTGCATTATTAGTAGAAGGAGTTGGGGATGCAGGTGGGGTATATAGAGTAACACTTACTCCTATATATAATGCACCTGTATAGTAAGTAGTAGAGAAGGTAGACCCTGATCCATCCGCAGTATCTGCATAAGCAAAATATGTTTGAGAAGTTTGACCTATAGCAGAGGGAGTCCAAGCATTACCTGTAAAAACCCATATAGATGAATCAGAAGTAGCGTAAACAATATCTCCTGGATTACCTGGGTCGTTATAATTAGGTGGGTTACTTTGTACTTCAACTTCATTAGAGTTAGTTAGCTCTCTAACAATAGCAATTAAAGTATCTCTAATTGCTTTATCTCTAATGCTTGCTGGTATGAATACGTTAGACATTATCTACTCCCCTGCTAATGCAGTATCATCGTGTACCTGAAGGTATTACCTCTAAGTCCATTCCTGTTAACTCAGGATTAACAGAACCTGACATAGCTACTTCTAAATTAAAGTATCTTCCAGTTAATCTATAATCCCTTTTATATCCTGACCCTATTGAAGGATCAAAAGTTCTTTTAAAAATATTATCTCTGTTTGCAAATGTTAAATTAAATTGAGCATCAACAGTATTAGTGTCATTTAAATTACTAGATGTAATAGCAGTAGTATTAAATATATTAGTACTCATAGGGTATACTGCAGTTATTCTTTTAGTTATATTAGGATTACCTAAATCTTGTTTTAAGAATCTAGCGTATCCATCTGCAATTAAAGTACTACTTAATAAAAATATACCACCTGTACCAAAACCGTAAATATATATTTCACCATTAATCTCACCTTCAGTTATACCTTTAAGATTATTAATAGTTCTTTTATACCAGGTATTTGTAGAGTAATTATATACATAAGCAAAATTACAACCTGTACCTGTACGGCTTGTACCGTCATGTTCTTTTAGTGCACTATAACAAACCCATACTTCTTTATCTCTAGTATTTCTGAAAGTAAAAGTCCTATCTCTGTGTGCAGGGTTTACTGTATTATAAATATCTTTTTGTATTCTACCTTGAGATATATCTTCTTTATTAGGTCCACCATCATGTATGTATATACCGTAATTACCTAACACAAAGTGTCTACCTCCACCTATGTCTTCAAAACAACCAGGACTATATAAACCATCATCATCAAATAACATTTCACTAGTTAAATATAAAGGTGCACCAGTATCTTGATACCTGTATACAGAATCATCTTTATAAACAATAAGATAAGGCCCTAATTGGGCTGCATCTAATAGTTCACCTACTGTTTCAGTAAGTATATCGTCTCCTGCACTGTTAGTAGAAGAATATTGCCAATTAACTCCATCTAGAGTATTAATATCTGTAATAGGTGTAGACCAAGCTAAAGATGCATTACCTAAATTTTCATTATTTAAATACTCTCCACTTAAATTTAGCGCTATTAATCTATTATTATATTGCGCCATACTGTGAGCAGTAACTCTGTCTGCAACAAGAGCTTGTGTTGTTTCATCAGTACCTGAAAACCAATTAACTAAAAATTGAGCAATGTAAGTAGGTGATGCTTCTGTACCAGTGTTTCTTATTAATATAGGTTGATTTATACCATCATTACTAATAAGAAGCCCGTTGAAAGCAAAAAGATCTAAACCAAATCTAGCGTTTTCATCCAGGTTAGTTGTAGAAGTAGCACCTGATAAAGAACCTAAAGCTGCAGTAACATCTTGTGCTACTTGAAATTTTACTGTTCCAGAATCATCCCATAAATATGCTAAGTTAAATTGACTAGAACCTACTGGAGTCCATTGAGTAACTGCTAATACATCACGAGCAGAAGTGCCTGTAGTATTAGGGTCAAACGTTGTAGGAAAAGCTGGAACTCCCTGAAGAGAACCATCAAAAGCTCTTAGATTAAGACCTTCTGAAAAGTTTTCAGGAGATAATGCCTGTGGTGGCGTATCTGTATTCAAGCCCTGTATACCTAAATTTTGTAATGGTATTGTTGGCATTTATTATTCCTCTAAATTAATTCCTATCTGTTTGAATTTCCTACGAGCACAACGTAATCTGAAGGCTCGTAGTCTAGCGTTTACTCTTCTTTTTCTTTTCCAAGGGCGAGGTCTAATAGAGTCATTA